GGCGTGGAGCAGGCCGGGGTCGGTGATGGCGTACTGCTTGGCGTAGGCCTCGGTATAGGCCCGCGCACGGGACATGAGATGGTATAAATTTTTCACGGTACACCTCCTGAATATGGTAGCCTTAGTGTACCACAAACGGGACAGAATGTCAAGTAAAATCGGCGCTGGAATGTTAAAGTTTGGGGATGGGTTGGACAACTGGAGGCAGGATCATGACCGATTGGGTGCAGAAACAGATGGACCGGATCCGCCAGGAGCAGGCGGAGGAGGACCAGAAGGGTGGCCCGGGAAGCGGCCACTTCGGTCACGCCGGCCGACCGGGCAAACGGGGCGGCAGCCAGCCGGGCAAGGGCGGTGGTGGTGCATCAATGTCCACCGTCGATCCGCGTAGCAGCGGCGGCCCGATGCCCGAACGTGAAATCCCTGGGATGCTGGATGTAGCTGACGGGCAGCGCGGTTGGCCCGAGGAGGCTGCTGGATGGAAAAACACCCGTGGCGGCCGGGGAATCTACAAGGTAGACGAGAGTGGCCGCATCGCCGTGATCCAGCGTGGGATGGGATCAATGGGGCGGGTCCATAAGGAACGGGCAGACACACCCTGGTATGTGTGGACTGGGTTCGACAGGAAAATGCCCGACACCTTTCTGGATCCAGTGGATCGATATAGTCCCGACCTGACAAGTGCCCTACGGCAAGCAGAGGGTTTCCTACTCGGGAACTCGCGATACTAGACCGATCTTCGCATAGTGATGGGCATATTGTGCCCTGGGATCCATACCCGGCTGGCGCCGGGATTACCAAGACAGACCCGTTGGAGACCCGTTGGTGTCCAGGGGTTTTGAGAGGGAGGTAGGATCATGACCGATTGGGTGCAGAAACAGATGGACCGGATCCGCCAGGAGCGGGCGGAGGAGGATCAGAAGGGGGGCCCGGGCAGTGGCCACTTCGGCCATGCGGGCCGTCCTGGCAAGCGGGGCGGCAGCCAGCCGGGGAAGGGCGGGAGTGGTGGTGTGTCTGGTGGCGGGGCAGCGGCGGAACCGAAGCACCCAACGGGCGGCCGTCCGTGGCACGAGAGTCCTGCTGTTCCAGGTACAGGCGTCATGCGCGACGATACCCTGGCGGCGATAGTTGGCGATCTTCGCAAGGCGAGTACCTATGGATGGCTCAAAGATGAGGATGTGGTAGCCCAGGAAGACATGGAAAGGATCCTGCGCCAGGCAGTTGGGAACAGGGTGGACAAGATGGTCCAGAAGTATGGGCCGCCGAAGAACGTGCAGGTGGGGCCCATGGCTGGATTGAACCGTGATCGACCACCATCTGGGGAGCATCTGAAAATCTCGGCATTGCTGCGGCACACCACGCTGGCCAAGATCATTGATGACCTGGAATATGCTGAAAAGAACAACTGGCTCGCCAACGACAAGGAGTTCGCTGCTCTGGCCGATGCCCGAAGCGCACTCGAGGGATTCACATCTCCATGGATCCGAGACCAGATCATGAATCAGGCACGTAGGCGCAAGCGTCCGTGACGGGAGATTCCCAACCGTGGTCGAATACCAGCCTGCGTGGCTGACCGACGAACTAAACAAGCTACTCGCCCAGGTGGGCGGGGGCCCGTACCATCGGCGGCGGCGGGATACGATCCTGCGGTTGGCGGAGGGGCGGGTTATTGGGCGCACCGATGATGACACGTGGAAGCTGCCCGAGACCTGCACCCGCAAGACGTGGGAGGGCCGCTGGTACCGGGACGCCGAGGGCAATTCGTACAAAAAGCCCGGGTGGCGGGACGAACCCGCCGTCCAGGCAGCCCTGAAGGCGGCCACGCAGCGAGTCAACTGGTGGCAGGACCAGGCCGAGGCGCGCCGGATTGCCAAGCGCCTGGAGAAGCTGGCCGAGGCCCGCGACCTGCTGGCCGAGTATTCACCCCTGGCCGTGCAGCGGCTGTTCGTGCTGATGGGCCAGGCCGGTAACGAGGAGACCAGGCGCAAAGCGGCCAACGACATCCTCGACCGGGCCGACGAGGGCACGGCCACCAAGAGCGTAGTGCAAGAAACAGGAGATCATGAGCAACGCCTTTCCTTCAACCTCCGTGATTTCTCAACCGAGTTCCTGGAATCCCTCCTCCGTCCCGAGGGCGGATCTGAGGAGGATCCTGGAGAGGGACATTCGGGAGGAACTGAATAGGCGCAAGCGGGAGGCGGCCCGGGCGCACCTGCTCGATTTTACCACCTACACCTTCCCGCAGTACAAGCCAGACGCTGCGCACCGGCTCATCGCATCCAAGCTGGATGAGGTGGTATCGGGCAAGTGCCAGCGCCTGATGATCTTTGCGCCGCCACAATCGGGCAAGTCGGAGCTCGTGTCCGTGCGGCTGCCGGCGTTTTGGCTGGGCCGCCGTCCCAACGACCCCGTCATCATGTGTACCTATGGGGCCAGCCTGGCCCACAACAAAAGCCGCCAGGCCCGGGCCGCGGTAGAGTCGGACGAGTACGCCGAGCTATTTCCAAACATCACCACCGACCCCGCCAGCCGGGCCGTCGATCATTGGGAGCTGCTGCACCCGCTGCGTGGCGGGCTGCTGGCCACCGGCGTGGGTGGCCCGGTAACCGGCCACGGCGGAATGCTAGGTCTTATAGATGATCCATTCGAGAACTGGGAGCAGGCCTACAGCCCGACCATCCGGCGCAAGGTGTGGGAGTGGTGGCGCGGCACATTTAGAACCAGGATCTGGGAGCACGGGGCCATAATTCTGATCCAGACCCGCTGGCACGAAGACGACCTCGCCGGCCGCATCCTCCTAGACCAGGGCGAGGAGTGGGACGTGCTCCGCCTGCCGGCCGTAGGGGAAACCCAGGAGGACCGGGACAAGCGCAACGAGAAACTCGGCCTCGCGGCCGGCCTACGAGATCCGTTGGACCGCCAGCCCGGGGAGGCGCTCACCCCCACAAGATTCTCAATCGGGGCATTGGCCACCATCAAGACCGACGTGGGCAATCTGGTTTGGGAGTCCCAGTATATGGGATCCCCTACCATCCCCGAGGGCAACAGGTTCAAGCGCGAGTGGTTCAAGATCGTCGATGAGGCACCGGTCAAGATGGACACGGTCTGGTACTGGGACAAGGCCGGCACCGCCGAGGATGAAGGCGAGGGGGCCTATACCGCCGGGGTCAAGGTCGGCGGGCCCTCAATCGACGGCCTGTACTACGTGATGGAAGTCAAGCGGGGGCGGTGGTCGGCCCTGGCCCGGGAACGTGTGATCCGCCAGACCGCCGAGCTCGAGGCCGATCTGGAGTGGAACGACAGCCACACGGCCTTTACCATTCGGCACCCCGGTCCTCCGATCCATTATGAGCAGGAGCCTGGCTCGGGCGGCAAGGAGTCGGCGGAGAACACGATCCGCAACCTGGCCGGCTTTCAGGCCTACCCTGATCGGGTGACGGGGGACAAGGACACGCGGCTCGAGCCGTTTGCCATCCAGTGCGAGGCCGACAACGTGCGCCTGGTGCGGGGACCATGGAACGGGGCGTTTATCGAGGAGCTGTGCGCGGTGCCATTCGGCAAGTACCGGGATATGGCCGACGCTACCGCAGGAGGGTTCAACAAATTGGCCGGCGCTGCGAGCTCCAGATTTATCAACATCGAAACCTGGGACGCCTGCAAGGAGCAGTTGCCGGCCCTGGGTACCTCGGAGCCCCTGGTGGTGGCCCTGTATGCCAACAAGGGCGAGGATCCTACCATCGACGCCACGTTTGCCGCGATAGGCGTTACCCGCCATCCGAACCGGCCCGACGACGTGGCGGTGCGGTACGCCGGCATCTGGCAGCCAACGGAGGGCCATGCGATCAACTATGACGAGGTTGAAAATGCGATCCGGGCCCTGTGCCAGAGCCATGCGGTAGTGGAGGTGGCGTACTTGAAGGCCCAGCTCCACGATATGGCCAACCGGCTCTGGCGTGAGGGCCTGGCCCGGTTCCGGGAGTTCAGCTCGGAGTCGGAGCGGATCCGGGCGGACAAGCGCCTGCAGGACCTGGTGGCTGGACACCGGATTGCCCACGATGGCAACCCGCTCCTCCGTGAGCATATGGACAACGCCGATGTGGAGAAGCGGGGGTCGGAGGGGATCCGCATCATTCCGCGGTCGCCGGCGCTGAGGGCCGGGGCCGCAGTGGCGGTGGCGATGGCTTGCGATCGCAGCCTGTACTATAATCTGGGGTGAGCGATGAACGATTACCATTGGCAGCTTGAAGTCAAATACTCGCCCGACCAGCCCCGGGTGCCGGCGGGGGATCCGCAGGGTGGGCAGTGGACCCAAGGAGCGGGGGGACAGGGGCCAACGCTGCCGACTGGGGCACGCAATGCCAGTACTCCCCATTTTGTACCGGATCCAGACCGTTGGTATATCCGGCCAGACCGTGACGCACGCTATTCTGTCGAGGAGACGCAGAAATGGGCTGACAAACTCGAGGCCCAGGGATGGGATGTGGATTGGGTTGTCGACTATGCCTGGAAGGGCGGTATCTTCCCGCAGCGCCTCGACTTTGATTATTCGCCCGATTGGGGCACTGAGACCGGAAAGGAATACGTTGCATACCGTGGTGGAACGGCCCGGGAGTTAACCAATCCCAACGGCGTGTTTTTGACCCCAGAGAGAGATGCAGCAGCAGATTATGCTGGGATTGATCCAGGCCAGACGGTTGGTCGCTATACCGTGCGATTTGACCGGCCTCTGTACGCGAATTGGCAAGGCGAACTGACTAAGTCTTGGTTCAATCGAAACTTCAACGATCTGTTGGCGCGAGGCAAGGATCGGCGAGCGGCTAATGCACGGATCGATGCCAGGATCCACAGGGAGGCCAAAAAGCGTGGGTATGACGCGATTATCTATCTGCAGCCAAAATGGCCGGCGACCAGGGAAATTGTGATGCTAGATCCGAAAAAGATCACCTATGCAGGGACGGAATGACATGACTGACTGGATAGAGCGATACCACCAACAGAAACGTACCGAGCAGGCCTGGAAAGGAGGTCCTGGCAGCGGTCATCATGGCCACGCCGGCCGGCCCGGGAAGCGGGGGGGGCCTGCCGGGGCGTCAGATGGTGCAGGCGCTGGGATCAGCGCACGCTGTCGTCGAGAGGTTTCGATCCACGGAGACTTATAGGCGATTCAAACAGGAGGACATTGCCCAGGGCGGCAGGTTGCGTGGCAACAGAGAGATGGTGCCCAGAGAGATTTTCCAAAGCCTTATGGAGGAGTTCGGGTTCATCCAATCCAAGCCCGAGGTTGTGAGCGAGGCAGAATTTGACGACCTAGCGGCTACCAGCAAGCACCCTGTGCTATATCGGGGTGTGCGGGAAAGCGAAGGTGGCCACCAGCAATTCCAGGAGTTCCTCACCGGGGATCATTTCCTGGGTCGCGGGATCCAGGGCGATGGCACGTATACCACAACGGATGCGCAGGAGGCAGCGCGCTACGCACGCAAGCGAGATAGAGGTTCTGGCAGCATTATCAAGATGGCCCTCAAACCAGATGCGAACGTTATAGACATCAAATGGATCGAGGAGCTATCGATGTCGCGGGAGAAGCCGTCGCTGTTTAAGAAGATGTTCAAGGCGGCATACGATGCCTATGATCGTGGAGACGAGGATCGAGCCCTCAAGTTGGAAAAACTACATGATAAGATGTGGCGGAAATGGAATATCGACAACCAAGCGTTGCGGAATGACAGCTCCAATTGGGCGTTGATGGTCGATGCTGACGCCGTGAAAGGATTTGGTGGCGTGTATATCATTTTGAACAGGGAGGCGCTGTGGGTACAAGACAAACCATATCAGTACAAACCAGGCGATTGATGTCACCCACATTGTCGCGGCGGCTGGCCGCGGTGACACCAATATTGCGTGACATGCTGCCGCCGGAGGTTTACC